TTTGCGTTGGGCGGCGGCAATCTCGGCGGCGTTGCGTTTGCGGTTGAGGGATTTCCAGAAAAGCGGCTCCACGTTGGCAGGAAGATAACGGGCAATCTGGTTAAGTGCTGAGTCGGAGACATTGCAAGTGCCGTCAGTTTTCCGGTGTTCGGAGAAGATCGCATCGGCAAGCCAGATCGCGAGCTTGGTCGGGTGCGGGATTGGTGCGGTTGTCAGGGTTTCGAGGTTTTTGGTGCTCATGTTTTTGTTGGTGTTGGGTGTGTTTTATTTTTTGGTGATAGTGAAAGCCAGCATGAGAGCGGGAATCACTAAAAAGCAGAAAAGCTCAAGGGCGGCTTGGAGTTGGGTGAGGCTCATGATTGAGATAAAAGAATAAATCGGGCGGGTGCAAAGGGCAAGCGAATTAGTGAAAATAAAAGAAAATATATTTTCGGCCATCTTTACAGGTTGGCACGGTATTTGCTAAAGGCAAAAACGCCATTTTCTGCAATCTGATAACCTTGTTAATTTTGCGATATAAGGCGTTTTTATTTTTTCAAGGTGTCACCATAGCCAATCATTTTGAATATTGCATAAATTGTTGAAAATCAGGCACTTGCGTTTATATGGTCAAACAATCAAAGCGTAGCCCAAGGGCTGTAAGCGTGTTATCAATTTGCGGCGAATAAGCGGTAATTAGGTTTCACATTTGCCGCAGATTTGGGAAAGCATTTGCAAATAGTGGGAAGGCTTTATCGGTCCACACTCGGCCCAGACATTTGCAAGTGATTTATCATTCTCGCCCAAGTGCTACTTAACTACTAATTAAGAATCAATTAGCACATGGCCGGCGTGGTGAAACTATTTGAAAAACGATTTTCAACTTTCGCGCCCGTGCTGCTCAACTGCAATTCAAGAATCAATTTGCACCCATCCGGTACGTGCTGCGGCAAACTGAAAATTGATTTTTAATTCGCGCCCAACGATGATAGTGAGCCGATAGGCGAACGACCACAACATGAAGCGAACGAAGTGAGCGTTATAGAATGATCTACAACATATAAATTGATAAGATCAAACAACATACAACGAACAAGAGAAGAAGATGAGCGGAGAGAAGACAAACAAGTTAAAGAAAGGTTACGAGCGTAAAGGAAAAAATTTTTGAGAATGTGATATGATATAGGGTAATCAATAGTATGGGCGTGATAGTGAAAATGGTAGGATGCTCGCAAGCGTGGCGATATGTTTGGCGGTCTGGCTGGGCATCAAAGCAAGGCTGCTCCGGTGCAAATAAGGCGAAACAAGCGGTGGAATATTGGAAATATATATTCTGAAGCGTTGGAAATCAACGGTTTGCGTTTATTCGGTGGCCTGGCTGGTGGCTTTGAGCGTGGGGCCCCCCAACCTGATAATTGATGACCGATAGGGGGGAATTCGCTGTCGCTCAATACGTATTCACCTTCTCAGATTTTTTACCCAAAAACCTTTAAGGGGGGTCTTATCAGAGTCTTTAAAGAGTCTTAAAAAATAAAACGTCACCGACCTCGTTTATACATACTTCCTGCATCATTATCCACAATGTCGTTTAACCTATTTACCACATTCTAAACACTTTACAAAATATAAAGCTGTCTTACCACCCCATTTGTAGTGAGGGTTGTAGAGCTTAAACCCACATGAGATAAGGCTGTTAGCACTAGCCAGATTGAAGCCCTTAACATACGTCACACAATGAGTAAGCCCAAGTTCCTTAGCCTTCCTGATCCGTGCTTTAATCATCTTCTTTTGCGTTCCATGCCCCCTGTAGCTCTTGATTACCCCAGCCCTGCTGAAATACCCCAACCCCTTGTTCTCTTTCTTCTTACACATCTTTAGCCCACTAAAGCCTACTGGATTACCAGCCTCGCTATAGGCTATCCACCAAAAGGTATTCTTTAACGATACAGGATGATCCCCAACAAAACATTTCTTATCCAATTTTGCAATTACTTGTAGAGAAGTAGAGTCTTTCTTATCCAATCCTAAATCACCTAAAGGGATACTTCCAAGGTAGTCTTTAACATTCTCCTCACTATAATCAAGAGAAGGAGATATACACAGCCTAATAGATACATTAGATTTATCACTCATATATAATTAAATTTAAGATGTTGTTGTTGTAGTTGGGTTAGAAGTTAATGAGGAACAATGTTTTTAACAACCCCTTTAACTAACTTGTTAAGCAATTCTTTTTCCAAAACCAATTTTTAACATCGCTTTAACTCCTTGTTAAGATTGATTTTAAAAGGGTGAAAAAATCCTGTCAAGCATCTTTTTCCAACAAAGTTCTAAGTAGTTGATATTAAAGGACTTTTGTTGTCGTTAAAGTAAGGGTCTTTGAAAGTATCTTCACTGAAGTAAGGTCGTCCATCTTCAGCTAACGCTGGAAAATGACGAAGACATCTCAGTGATCTTTCTTTCAATTCTTTAACAGTCTTAGGTCTGGTGTCGTGATTCAACAAGTCTCTTAAAAATTCACGAGTGTATTTAAGACTCCGATACTGTTCGTATTTCAAGCTCATAGGTAGTTGGAAAAAAGGAACTTTTTCAACTTGTTGTATTCAACAGGGTTAAGGTCGTTCTTCCTGTTGGGAGCAATCATTCTGTGGTCAATAACATCTGAAAGAGGAATCTCATACTTTTTGAGGATCGGTTTAAGATACTCTAAAGCTGAATACATCTGTTCCAAAGTAAGAGGCTTGTCGTAGGTGTCTTTTTCAAAGGCTAGTCCAACACTAACGCTATTGAGGTCTTTCTTACCCTTCCAGTTAGCCAACCCAGCGTGCCACGTTCTTTTATCCGGTGTAGCCAACACTGTTCTCCTACCGTCTTCAGCGATAATACAATGGTAGGACACCCTTGAGGCAGGGTTAAGACACCACGCAACACTTCCAGCGTAACTACCGCAAGTGTGGTGCAAAACAATGTAGCGGGGTCGGATAGGTTTAGGGGATACGTTAGGAGAGGGTCGGTATGATTCGCTAAAAGCCATGCGCTTTTGAGTCACAGGGGGTCTAGGAGGCGTTTTTACTGCTTGGGAGGGTGGCGATAGCGGAACAGTGTCTTTACGGGGGAATAGGCTGGTTAGGATTTTGGTTAGAATGTTCATATTACGTTTACGGTTTGGCTGATCCATGTTTTTTCTCTGGGTTTGTGTCCGAAGACATTTTCTTGAAATTTTCTGAGTTCTTCATCTAGCTTGGCTTCTTTAGCATCCTCCACAGCCCTGTCAATATCTTGTGCCATTCTCTCTGTCCAGAAGGCTACACCAATGGCTAGGGCATCTAGACGGTCATCCTGAGCAAGCGCACCACGATCTTTGGTGATGCGGCTCATCTGGTAAAAGAGTTGATAACGAAGTGCCATTTCTGGGGGAAGGTGTTGGTTATCTCTGTAGTCCCGTTCAATAACCCTTTTATCCACAATAAGCCTGTGCTGGTTAAGGATTGGCTCAAGGGTGTCGATAATCCGTAACTCCTTCTGTTTACTGTGCTTAACTTCCTCCACAGAGCACGGATAAACCCTCCCTAGAACTGGTTTAAGCAGTTGGGTAAACATACCCCCACCGTAGTTTTCCTCGACAATGATTTGTGTTACTTTCTGTCGTTTTGCGACAGTTGCTAACGCACTTAGGGTATCTTCTGTATAGCCACTGTTAAAGCCCCCACTTTCGGTGAGGAACAGCATACCGTGAAGGTATTTAAGAACTGCGTAGGAAGTCTCATCCCTTCCCCGACCTGATGGGTCTATTGCCATGATGCTCCCCTCGTAGGGTAGCCAATCTTCCTTACTGACAAACATGGGGCTGTAGTAACGATCCCCACTCATCCCGACACACGGAAGGTCATCAATGACGTAATCGGGACTCCCTGCCCAAGCAATCTTCTGGGGGGAAAGCTCGTGGTTAAGGCTCATTACACAAAGGTCAGAGAGTTTAAGGGGATACCTCTCCATGTCGCTTAGGCTTGTATCCAACATGAACTGAAGCTGGAACCCGCTTTTACCGTAACTGGCTTCACGTTCCATAAGGTCAAGGTCGCTAAAGCGTTTAGGGTCAGTAGTTTTGAGGGAAATATTAGGGTCTTTTTCCATCAAATCACAGATACGGGGAGCCAATTTATCACCGTAGCTTACCACCTTATTTTGTTCGGGATACCGAGCGGGCCAAATTCTGCACACATAGCCACGTTCCTGTAGCTTGTTGTAAAGAGATTCTTCACACTGGGGAGTGCCTAGAAAAAGGATTTTACCATCCGGTTTAAGCACGGCTTCAAACTCCTTAACCGATTCTGCTACCCTGTCCCGCATCCCCTGAGTCATGGAGTTGTTGGCACTCTCTACGTCATCGGCAATGATCTCGTCAGCACGGCTACCAGTAATCATGCCAGTAATACCTACGGACTTCACAGAGGGGCTGTGGGAGGCTCCTGCTGGGCCGACATCAAACCCTATCTTACTGCTACGTTGGTCTTCAGTGGGACGTAGATGCTGGAGGATGGGAAGCTCGTTGATAAGACGGAGGGTAAAGGTGCTAAAGTCATCGGCACGGCTCTTGGAAGCAGAGACAACCAAGAACTTTTTATCAGGGTTCAGAAGCAACTGATGGCATACGTGAGCACTAGTGATGTAGCTTTTACCTACCCCACGAAAGGCTTCAATGATGGAACGCTTAGGTGCGTTTTGAATGAACTCGGCTATATCATACTGAATATCAGTAGGTTGTGGTAGGTTTAGGTGTTTCCATACCACATACAGGAAATTCCGAAAGTCATGTAACCTTGGGTCAATCGCTACGGCTTTTGCGTGTTTTTGGTTTTTCGACATTTCGTTCTAGGAAGAAGGTTTCACCCTCTGGGCCGGTGGTAAAACGAATCTCGTATTTGTTTTCCGTAAGCCAATTAAAGATTTCATTCTCATGGGGGTGACCCTTCCACACTTCTACAGAGAGAAAATAAGGACGGCTTTTCATATTTTTCAACACAGCCCATTCCATTCCCTCGCAGTCCAGCACCATAGCGTCAATGGTTCCATCGTCTATGACCCTGAAGGGACTTGTCTTAACCGTTGTTATGGGGCCGTAGCTCGGAGACGGACTCCAGTGACCCTCAATGTAGCTTGACCCCCCGTTAACACGGAAGTTGGCTGTTCCCCCCACTTCTTCAGTATCGGTAATGGCTACCCTCCAGATGTCAGCATCGGGCATGGCAGCTACAGCAAGATTGGCTAGTTCCTCGTTGGGTTCAACCAAAATTACCTTATCAGCAAGTTTCTGGTTGTAGATTTCTGGAGCAGCCGCAATATCCAGCGGCCCCACACCGCATTCACAGAATGTTCGGATTTTAATGTCCTTGTTAAGTTTAAGGATATAAGCAAAGTCGGTAAACCAACGGATTCGACGAAGTTCTTCAATAGTTTTCATTTGTTAAGTAGTTGTAAGGCTTTTTTGAATACACGGTCAGGGTTTAGGGTTGCCAAAACCTCACACTGACCAGATTGACTGCAAGGTTTGTCTTTGGGGAAAAGGCCATTTTTGTTGTTGGTGTGATGCTTGCACGGAGCACACTCCCCACGTTGCTGAAAACACCACACAGAGTCAAAATAATTAGTTCTCAAGTCCCATTGAAAGGGAGCGTAAAGGCCGAGGGCTTTGATACCCATAGCCCCAGCAAAGTGAATACCGCTTGAGTCTGGGCCGATAACAAGGTCACAGGATTTGAGGAAAGCTACGGATTGTTCCCATGAAAGACCCTGTTTGGTCATGTTGTAAACCCAACCTTTTTTGGGAGAAGAACCGATCTCAATGCTATCTGGTTCCCCCAACAAGCACACTTCAAAACCTCCGTCTTGAGCTAATTTTGTCACAAGTTCGCACGAGTTTTTGTGAGGGTAACTTCTGACAGGACTACTGGCTGACCATTGATAACCAATGCGGATACGGTCTTTGTTTTTGGCTACAGGAATAAGGTGAGCGTTACGAACGTCTTCCTCCTTTGGGGTATAGACCAAGGATTTCTTAATGGTTTCAGAGTCGGGACGAGCCATTCCAGCAGCCCAGAACATACAATCCACCGCTGGAACTGCATCGTTTTTCTCAACAGCACCTTCAAGATTTAGAATAACACATTCTTCAGGTAGGTCTTTAACTTTAATGGGAAACGATAATACTTTATCAACAGATTTGCAGTTAGTGGCTACGAAGTGATAGTCAGAGTTACAACAAACAGTAAGCGAACAAGAAGGAAACCTACGCTTAATCTCGTCCAATAGGGGATACATAAACAAAATATCCCCACCACCACCCGCACGGAACACTACAAGTTCTTTTCCGTTCAGGTCATCATCAATTTTAAAATTACGGAAATCGTTTTGACCTACGTTTGTAACCAACAAATCTCCGTTTGTTTTGACAGCAAAGTAAGAAACTTGCTGGTTTTCCACAAGATATTCACAATTAAGATCTAATGACATCAAAGAATCAGGAATTTCCGATTCCAATAAAATTTTTTTCATTTTGGTTGCTCTTTTAGGTAGTTAAAAGGATTTATCCCCTCTGTTTTTAGCCACAGAACGGATGCGAAGATTCTTCATACTATTTGAACCCCCGTTTTTCAAGGGTTTTTTGTGGTCAACATCCTTTCCTTTGAGTTTAGCTTTACCGTGTTTCTTAATCATCAAACGTCTAGCTCCGTTTCGTTTGGAACGGTTTTTGATTTGGGAAGGTTTAGCGTGGTATTCCCGATATTCTTTAGCGTAATCTCGTTTAGCCATGAGCTTGTTGTTTTTCTTCAAACGGAAGCACCAAGGCCAACTTTTGAGCAGGGTGTTGGGCTTCAGGGACTACCGTAATGTTGTTATCTTTGAGTAGTTGACGGGCTACGTTCAGGTCAGCAGGGGCAGCTTCCCCGCTAGAAATGCGATTAAGCAGTTCTTCAGCCAACTGAACGGAAAGTTTTTCAAGGACAGCTTCTTTGTTCATCGGATAAAAAGGTGTTTTATGTTATCAAGAAAAAGACCAAGAGCCGCACCTATGGCAGCAGCATAGCCGAGAGTATGAGAACGACTGTTTTCAAGGTTTTTAATCCGTTCGTCATGCTTTTCAAACGAAGAACGAAAGTAGTTTTGATTTTCCAAAACCACATCCAGCTTTGTTTCAAGCCTGACTAGACGTTCTACATCCTCATTCATACAGCCGATACCACCAATCTAGCACGTTTTACAGTAACATTTTGAGTTCCGCTGTGGTTAGCCAACATCAAGCCAACACTTGTGTTATTGGGCATATAAATAATCCACGACGTAACAAGTTTAGCTTCTTGGTTCCCAGAGCCAGTAAATGCACGACACTCAGAAGCGTTTAATACTCCTCCACCACCCACATGATTAAGTTTAACACCTAAAGTTTGGTTGTTTGCAGACGTAGCATCAACGCTTCCATACACTCGGAAGAACCGCCCGATACCGGAGACATTTTTAAGCACAAAGCCGTTGGTTGAAGTGTCGAGTTCAATGCCATTCGCCGTTGATGCGTCAAGGGTAGCAGCTACAGCCGTTGGGAACAGGACGTAAGTTCCTTGAGTGGTGATAGTGACCGTGCCATCCGTCATGCGGGAACACTGACCCATGACTGACATGGTGTTGTAAATACCGTAAAGCTCAAGGTCATCGTGCTCCTCTTGCAAAAGGTAAAACGCTTGAAGGCTATCTGTGTCCAAATCACTTTCCCCAAGTCGAGAACCGTTTTGGAAATCCACCAATCGGGCGTTATTTGGGGTTTCACGCTTTACTCGGATTGTGTTGGCGTTGGCTGGGGCCGCATTAAACACCACATTGTTATTCTGAATGGTATAAGCCGTTCCAGACACCAAGCTAAACACGGAGTTGGTGGATTGATACACCTTTACATGGTTGTCATTGATACGAGGGAACGTGATACCAAAAGTGGTAGCAGTTCCATTAGCTGTGTAGTCTGTGTAAGCAAAAGCCATAAAATTAAACCTAATTATTGGTTACGTGATGTCAATTATTTTTAGTCTGGTTGGTTTGGAAACGAAAGTAATTCAGTAATTTGTTTCTGAGTTTCAGAAATTTGCTCTCTAGTGGCTCCTTTTTTAAGAAGACGATCAACAATTTTTTTACTTTTTTTGGCTTCTTCAACTTCAGGATATTCCATCATTGTAAGAGCCAAAGCGGATTGCCGATAATCTGAAATAAACTGTGTTAAATGTGCTGCTCGTGGGTTCAACTCACCAGTGAAAGTTATTGCAGAAAGTCTTTGATAAGCAGGGGTATTGATTTCGTGTTCCAAGGCTTCTCGGAGAGTTTTATATCTGTATTTTTTCAACCGGATTTGACCGATGTTTTGGTTCCAGCGGTCATAAGCTGTTTGATTAATTTCAGGAAGTTTTGTTACACCAAGTTTTACGTAGGCTTGAAGCAGTCCATTACTTCTTTCGGTAGGGTTTTCTTGAGATTGAAGGTATTTAAGGGCTTTTTCAGGGTAAAAAGTGGTGTCATCAGGATTAGGCTCTTGAACTAAGTTAATAGGGAGAGGCTTAAAAGGAACCTTTTTCATGTTAAACACAACAGGACGGCCTTGTTCGTTTGTTTTAGTAAACGGAACAGCTTCAGGTGATGACCAATTTTCATTTATCAAAAGAAGCTCATCAATTAGTTCATCATTCTTTTTTGCGCTAACGTAGAACGGTTGGACAAAATCAATAGGAGCAACTCCTGTTATGTATGCGTCAATGTTTTCACCCAAAATGTTATAGGCTTTAGGTAGGTAGTAATTTTCCCCAAAAACAACATCTCGGAGGTTAGGGTCAAAGCGTCTAGCTACTTGTTGAGTCCAACTATGCAACTCAAGCTGAACAGGGTCACGAGCTTCCATGACAGGCATAATCATTGAGGATGTTCTGCGTCCTAAATAATTGGCAACTTTTTGACCCCAATCTTTCCTGTCATCTGACATAGCTTGCATTAGATCAAACATCTGTTTGAAGTTATTAAAGTAAGTCTTTTCCATCATCATGCTTGAAATAGAAGCAGCAGTTAAGGCTACTCCATCTTGAAAAGTAGCTTCGTCGTATTCAGGGCTTTTTAGGTATTGTCCCAAATCGGACATAGCCATGATGATTGAAGAAGTAGGCTCGTGGATACGTTTAAACTCAAAATAGTAGTTATCTACGTCTTCAAAATCTGTTTTTAACCCAGAAAACTTAATACTTTCTGTAATAGCTTTTCCTATATTTGATTCTTTTTTGATCTTAAAAGCATAAGGAACTTCTTTAGATGCTTGTAGTTTCCGGTTTTCTTTAGTGGGCGGAAGACTCGGAGTAATAATGTCGTTCATTACAAAGTGATACCCAAGAATAGACATAAAAAGCCCTGTAATTTGACGACCAACAGCTTGATTTTTTCTAAACTCATCGTCAGATTGCATAGCTTCGTAAAATTCTTTTTGAACATTTCTCAATGCTGGAAACGCTTCTCCAAGAGTTTTACCACTAGGTAACTTATGTGCTTGGACTGTTTGAGAAATAAAAGCTGTCGGGGTGTATTTTCCGATCATTTTTACAATGTTCAGTGGGCTAGTTACGAAAATAGTTCCGGTAGCGAACTTAAAAGCAGGGGATTCGTTCATAAACGTGGCAAATCGTTTAGCAAATGTCGGTTTACCAGTAGTCAAATTACCAAGATCAGCTTGATAAGTGATTTCTCTTGCCCATTTATCTGCGTTTTCAGCCATCGCCCCTAAATCGGAACTATAACGAGCTTCACTACGCTTAACCATTTCAGCATAAAAAGCAGGGTCATCTGTTTTCAAACCTTCTTTAAGAAGTTCCGCTTTAACTTCATCAATGACACGCTGTTTCGTATAGAGCTTATTGTTCATGTCAAACAGGGTATCCATCGTTTCTTGCACATACTTTTTAAGCTCTGGCCCCTTCAATCCTTTCATCTCACCTTCAGTAAGGGCTTTGATTTTTGCGTGAGCATAAGCGTTGCTGCTTTTAATCATCTCATCTGCCATCAACATTGGTCTGTGGACAAAACTGATAATCTCAGCATAAATATCCATAAGCACAGCAGCCATAGGATGCTTGTTTGGATCAATACCCAAACTTTCGGAAGTTATCCGACTTGTTGCCCGATTAACAAAACCAATATTGCCACTTTTTTCAAAACCTTTGTAAAACAATCTAGCAGCCGCAGCACTAAAACCTTTTGTTTCGTCTGAAACACGTTGCCCTCGTTGTGCCGGAGTTGCCCCCATTTTGACATCCATTAGCTGTGATGTTTTTGCTCCAAACTGAGGTTCAGCATTCTTAAACGCTTCCCAGCCGACTCTTAGGTTTGTTTTAAAGCGTTCAAACACCATAAAATGATATTTTAAGATGTTTTTTAGCTCAATAGCGGCTCGTTTTGTTTCCTCGCTTTTACCTTTTTCTGCCATAGTAGCAGCAAGTCTTACCAAACCTCCCACAGTTCCGTTAACTGGGGCAAAAACAAGTGCTTCACCAAGACCACCAACAGCAGTTACGGCAGTTGTAAAAGTGGAACTCATAACAGAACCCGACATCGTTTCGTTAATTGCTCCAAGAATCTTTTCTTCTAGTGAGTAATTCAAAGCTCTCTTGATGTTTCCATAATCCCCTGAGTCCAAAGCTCTTGCCATGTTTTCAGCAAGGTTTGTTGCAGTCTGTTCATCAAGCGTTCCAACCTCAATACCAGAGCTTTTGAGCATGAAATCAACTGTAGATAGGCTACGGACTTCTGGCCCCATAGTTCTAAAAGCGTGTCCCATTCTTCCCCAGTTAGTTCTAGCTGCTTCCAAGGGCATGAGAACTTTCTTAACGTCCTGCATAGCTACAACAGCTTCAGCCAAGTCACGAGGGTCTTTGGTTACTCTCCACTTGTTAAGGGTTTGTTGGAGATATTGTGTAGCTCTTTCGGTAACAGCACGGGCAGCAAGGATTTGATATTGCAGTTCTTCTTGGGCTTTGACGTTTTTCTGCATCATGTTAACCCGATCACCAAATCCGTTACTTTCCAGCCACTCTTTAGCATCAGCCAACCGTTGTTGAAGGGTAAGCGGGTTGCCTTTGGCTTTGTGAAGCTCCGTTTTAAGGGTTTGAGCCAAAGCGATAATGGCTTCTTCAGGTTCGCGTGTGATTACCGAGTTCAGAACCTCCCCATTAAGGGTTCTGGGGGGAACAGTAGCCTCTAGTGGGTTTGCAATGTTGTTTGCCAAGTGTTTAGCAAAATCGCTCAGTTGTCCAGCAGCAATAGCAGCCTGTTTCTCTTGTTCTTTGGTAAGAGGTCTGGGGGTAACTTCTACAGAAACCGGAGTAGCCTCAATCGGAGCATCCCAAGTGTTGTTTTTCTTGGCTTCTTTCCTAATTTTAAGGGCTTTAATCAGACTGTTTTTGGACTTAAAAACTTTGTCGGGGAAGTTAGGATGCGAAAATTTCCGTGTAGAAGCTGTTTCCCCATCAGAATAAGTTTCGGTTTTTGTCCACTCAGAAATACCGTATTTATCTGTTTTAGCAGCAAATCCACCAGTTTTAAGACCGTCAACAGACATATCTGAAGCCTCGTGGAGACGTTCAACCTGTGTTTTAGGGTGATCTATTTGAGATTGCCTTACCGGAGGGGCTTCAGCTTCAGGTGGTGGTGGCTGCTCTTTACCGGCCATTTTATCAAGAACTTCTTGAGCAAGTTCTTCGTCCGTTTTGTTAATAGTGGGGTCAACACCTTTACTGAAATCAGGCTTAAACGGCAAAGCATTGGTCAATTTACTACCCAAAGCGGTAGGTTTGTTCATTGTTGCCCCCACAACCGTAGCCATGCCGAGAAGTGGGAGGTCAATCTTACCTTCTTCTGTGAATTGACGGGCAGCTTCAGCAGCCATTTCAGTTCCCGCACCAAAGACAACATTGATGAAGTTGTCCATTCGATACTGGTTAGATTTTGTGAGTAATTCTTCCCGACTGAATCCCCGTCCCATCAACTGACGGCCAAAAGACATAGCTTCTTTGACACCCGAAATGCTCATTTTCATCACCCCACGTTGACCACCCATCGTTTCTCCAAGAAAAGACGATACAGGGTATTCTTCTTTAGCCGTTTCTAGGTATTGTTTGAAATTAGCGTAAGATTCTGGAGCAACAGTCTCAAGAGCCGCTTCTTGAGCCGCAGAAGTAGCCCAATAAGCAAGACCAGCAGCACCTAAACCACCAATAATACCTGTAACCGGAGCAGCAGGGCCACCAATAGCAGCACCACCAGTCATACCATAAGGGAAAGCAGCCATAGCAGCCGTAGTTGGGGCAACTGTGTTAGCGGCGTTTGCTGCAAAAGCCATAGCCGAGTCCTTAGTTTCTTCCAAAGCTGATTTATCACTAGGTGCGGGTTGTTCACCCCCAACAGAAATTCCCAAATCCGTGTTTATTTCCTCGTAAGCCTGTGCTGCCGTTGCGAATTCAGCAGGGGTGGGTTCGGGAGTTGGGGTTGGGGTGGGGGTTGGGGTGGGCTGGGGATTTGGTGGGACGTATTCCCTACCTTCTTCTGCCGCCAAAGCAGCATCAAGCATCTCTTTAGTAGCGGTAGTCGCAGCAATGTCGTTATTTAGGATGTCATCAAGACTTTCAGCGTTATCAAGAATGGTAGGAGTAGGATTCATTAAGGCTTAAAGTTAAGTTTATCAATCAATTTTACTTGAGTTTTAACAAAGAGTTTTTCTTTTTCTGAATTAGGTTCGATTCCTAGCTGCTCAAGTAATTGAATGTATTTTGTTTTAGTTGCGGGTGCTTGATAGGATTTACCGTCAAACAAGTCAAGTTCTCTTTGACGACGATCAACCAAACCCGACAGGACTTTAGGAACTGAAAGGAGTCTTCCATCGGGAGTTCGTGTTACGTGGACATATTGACCTTTATTTGTTCCGCTAGAGTTAATTGGTGATAGTGCGCTTCTGATAAGTGCTTTGTCCCCACCAGAGTTAAGGATAACTTGCTCACCCTTACCAGTGTTAAAGTGGAAAGAAATCAAAGCGTTACGTTCGTTTTCACTTAAAATAAGTCCAACTTTGTCTAGGGCTGAATCAATCGCTATTGCTCTTATTCCTAAAGCTTCTTCAAGCCTACGTCTGGCTTCCACTGGGGTTACTCGGTCATTTGGCCCCCTAGCTTCGGTTCCGTAACCAATACTATTTTGTTTGTGGTCAGGTGTGGGGGTTGAATAAAACGATTTTCCGTCTGGCCCAGCTTCCTCACGGATAACAAAGTCCACAAGACTACCTCCGCTACCTCCCTGCATAATGGAATTTTTCTGTTCCTGTCTTATGTCTTCAAATTCTTCCCTGCTTTCATACAGGGGTTGACGAAACCAATCAATGCGTTCTGTTGGGATTTTAACACCCATCTTTTCACCAGTCAGAACGGCATCAATTCCAATACCTGTTTTTGTCAGTAGATTGAAAAACGCTTCAGTCAACGGGCCTTTTTCGTTTTCCGGTGCAGCTATAACATCCCTAGCTAGGGTTTTAACGTCCTGTTTTAAATTGTGAACTCCAAGCTGAAAATCAGCAGAATTGATTTGACCTTCATTGAAAGACTTAAAAATTTGATCAGCCTTACTAACAACTCTCCCACCTTTCCCAAATTGATCAGTCTTGGCTTTTTCTTCTTGCTCAACTTTAGTTTTAATAGCGTTTTTTCTCTCGTTCATACGCTTAGAAGTCTCTACTTTAGCGTCATTAATAACTTTAGTAACGGTGGTGGTGTATTCATTTTCACGTTCAGGGTCTTTTAGCGTTGGGTCGATCCGTAGTTCGTCTAATAGTTTATCGGTAGCCAACTGACGAAACTCGTTTTCCCCATAAGCCATGAGTTCTTGAACTTGAATAAGAGTTTCGGGAGATACTTCATTATCGTCTTCCATTAGACTTTTCATGTCTTCCGACGAAAGTAGAGTAATACTCATACCATCAGGAATACCCATCAAATCTTTAGCCAGTTTATCCAAATCCCCTTTTTTAGAGTTAAATCCACCAATTTTATCTAAATCACCAACAACATTGATGCGTTGAGTAGCTTGTTCTTTGTAGCTGTCTCTAGTGGCTTTTGGAAGTGAAGGCATGGCATTAATATAAGCCAGGGCTTGTTTTGGGTCAGTAACGATTAACCTGTTCATTTCTTCCCCTAACTCAAGCTCTTGTTTGTTGTAGTTAGCTAATTCGTCCATAGCTTCTGTTCGCAAAGCACGAGCTTCATCACGATTAAAAGGCATACCTAGAGCATCATACATTTGAGAAACAGTTGTAAAAAATTTTGAGTCTGTAGCTACGTCTAATACATTACCTTCCTGTAAAGATGTTTGAACGTAGTCTCTTACCTGTGTAGAAAGGTCTTCTTGTTTAGCTTTTTCCAGACTTAACAAGGCAGAAGATTGACTTGAAGCCAAACCCATCAAAGTAGCTTGAGCGTTGTTAAACACATCGGCAACTTCGCTTATACCAGCAATCGGCCCAGTTCCGCTTTTGATGGAATCTCTAATTTTGTTAATAGTATCAATACCATCTGTGGGGTTTACTTTCCCGTCTCTAACTTGAGAAATAACACCAGCAGATACTTCATTAGCAAAATCCCTAGACCCTGTTTTCTGGAAATCGGGATGTGCCATACGTTGATCGTAATTGCGTTGCAACTGAGTTAGTTGATCGAGACTTACCATTTGCTGTGTTTGATCGTCCTCATCATTGTTCAACGCCAAATTAGCAGTTAGTCCCATTACGTTTTGGGAATATACTTCTTGGCTTTTTTGAATAAAATTAGTTTCTCGTTTGTTACGCATTTGCTCCTCAAACCTAATACCGTAAGGTATAGCAGACTCCATAGCAGCCCTACGTGCGGAAGGGTCAGTGAACATCTCAGCCATACGTTTATTTACAGCATTTCTAACTGTAGGGCCGACAGGTTCCATGTTGGCAGCACTAGCCAAGTAGTTTAAATTTTCTTCCAAGTATGCTGGTAAATCTTCGGCTACAATAGCTTTAGCTGCTGTCTCAGTGTAAGCAAGTCGGTATGCGGGGTGAGCATTTTTAGGAAAAAGACCATCTTTTGTGGCTTGATCCATGTTTCGTTTGAATATTTCACGAGCCAATTCAGTGTTAGCTACGGCATCTTCTTTACCCTGTTGTTCGGCTTGTTCTTCAGCCTTGTTAGTTACTACATAGGAAAGTGCATTGATCTGTTTGTTGAACATCCCAAGGGATTCAGCAAGCTCAATAAGTTCTGTATTTTTAGCAGCCCTTCCTACATACGGGGTAGGCATGGTTACAGACTTAGAAGCACTAACAGAAAAGGATTGCGGCCCTCCACCAACTTGAATTTGGGTGGATGGTGATAGATAATCTACAGCCCGACCTACTTCCTTACGTGGTGTGATTTGATTTTGAATAGCCATAATTTGTTATGCAAGGGTTCCGGTTGGAACTCTAGGACTACTGGGTTTAAATACACCAGCGTAAGTAAGTGTGTTAAGCCCTTCAGAAACCCCACCAGCTGTTTGTAGTCCCGCAGCAAGAAGACTTCCACCAGTAGGCATACGGGAAGGATCGTTGATTTGAGCGAGGTTAAAAGAAGATTGTAGCTCAGTAGAGTAAAGACCCCGCGCAAGTGCTCCCATATCGTTACGGCTCTGGATTGTGTAGCTCTCTTTAGCACGGTCAAGAGTGGTCTTAATGTCTTGGTTACGGAAAGTGAAGTCCTCAAGAAGATAACCGGATTGTTTATCCAGTGTGAGACGAGCATCATATTCTTGGGTAGTGTAATCAGCCAACAAAGCCCCAACGGAAAGGCCACCTACACCTGATTCAGACGCACGAACAAGGGCTGAAGCGGCTCCTTCCTTGGTTTGGCGAGCAACTTTGTTGTATTCGACATCCATAGCGTCTAGCTGTCTTTCAAACTGCTTATCAGAAAGCGTCAAAGCTCTCATAGAATCCTCCGACAAATTACGCATAGCAAGAAGTTGAGCTTCTTCCTGTTGGTTGTAAACCACCTGCATTTGGAGAGTTTCAGCGTTCATACGCTGGATTTCCAACTGAGTCATGTAGTTAGCCTGTTGTTGGGCAGCAGAGGCAGCTTGGTTTTGAGCCTGATACTGCATATACGAACTAGCGGCTGTAGCGGCTACAGTCAAAACTGCGGACGTAATAGCAATAGTTGTAGGTTCACACATACTTAGTTAGTTTTTAATATGGATAAATTCGTAAAAAGACAACCCTAAACTTCCAAAGTTGTCCAGCCTATTGATAAACTTAAATTCCATAAATTTCAACCATTTAACGTGAACACGGTTGTTTAGGGATACGTAATTACCGAGAATTGGGAAGCCTTTGTGGAGTTCATCAAGGATTGTTCGACAATTACGCAGAAACTCCCATTGGATTTCTTTGATTCGTGGGGTTCCAAGGAGCCAGATACTTCCAAACTGTTCTGGGATAACCGGAGCTACCCCGAACATGAGGATAGGCTTGTTTTTTAGACACGTAACTGTCCAACACTGTTCCCCGCAAGCCTCAACACCCGCTACTAGGGCTTCTGCTGGGTCACTGTTAGGACGAAAACTCTCAATTTCAAGGAGGTCTTCAGGACGGAGCTTAGGGCCGAGGTAATCGGTGTCTTCAAGGGTGGCTTTACGGATTTTACAGGTATTGTAGCTCAGTTTCATTAAACTCGTCTGGCTCGTGAAGAATAAAATGCTTCCCAATCTATTGAAATAAAGGATGAGGGGAATGGAGTAGAGTTTACGATTTCAACTTTTAGTTCCTTGTCGTTCCGACTTAACACGGGGAAACGAAAGGTTCCGCTTTTGATGGGTAGGGTATCAATAATTGAATCCCCACGACCAAGGGTGTAATTGGAGAACTTGTAAACATTTTTGTTACGGAATGGAGCAGTAACTTCGACATCGAAAGCTACTGTATCATTAAAAGTCAGGTTTCCGTTTTTAACTTGAAAACGCCCGTCCGAAACGGCTGTTTTCTGACCTCCTCCTCCCCCTAAACGAAGGAATGGATTAGAAAACTGATATTTAAATTCGTAAGGGACACCAAACCAAAGTGGTTTGTTTAGCTGGTTTCCTTTTACTTGAATTTGTGTGTAGTCGAAATCTTTATTCCAATACGGGTTGTTTATCGCTATTGAAGACACCGATTCAACAGGAAACAGTTTACCAACTGTAGTATCTGGGAGAGAAACGGTAGTTTGAGGGTTCCTACGGGGGTGTAGTTTTTTATTAACTGGATCAGTCAAATAAGCATCTCCACTAACTAAATTAAGAAACGGGTAATCTAGTATAGAGTTATTGATAATATTGGAATACCACTCAGTAACTTCCCAAGGATATGTTGGAAGGCTTTGAGGTAGAGAGGTAGAAGATGAGCTAAATAGTGGGTCATCAGTATCGTTCCATAAACTAGCTGAAAAATCAGGATACGGTTTGGAAATGTAAAATTGAATTAAATCACTGTCTTTATATTGACTTACTACCCAATGAACAGTTGTTTCTGGAATTGGGTTAGTTGATTCCCTTCCGGTAAAAGAAGCTATGTAGCAAACAATTCCATTTTCTTTTGCGGAAGCAAAACTAGTCCCACTAGAATACAGATTTTTAGAACCTTTTCCAGTTAGGGATAAAGGATTGCTCGTAAAAAACACTGATTCAAGAACGGTAGCTGTTCCCCTTGATAAAAGGGTGTAATCTCCCCCAAAATCGTCCCATCCAGAGGGAATAATAACTGAATCGTTTTGTGGTGACGCATCAAATACGTAACTGATTCTGTCTGTTTCAGCACGTTCAGCAACTACTAAAGAAGTTCCTCCTTCCAAGTAAGGAAGCGTAAAGGTTGTGATGTCTGTAGAGGAATTGTAAGAAGCGTTTAGCAACTGAGATTCATCTATTTTTTTATCTAATTTAACGAAAAAATCAGAACTAGAATCTGAATAAAAATCTTGAACATTGATTTTTAGTAAATTTGTAGATTGTTCTTGAAAAACTATATCTTGGTTTTGATTAATGTCTAACGCCTCATTACTTGTTTTATCGACAACTAAATAAAGATAATTATCTATAAATTCCATTCCCAAAATTTTATCATTAACAGATCCTAATTCCCATTTAGACCAAGATGCTTGAAGTTTCTGATCATCTGTAGTAAAATATTTGTAAACGTAAATTGTGTTTTCAGAATCTTCTGTAATCAAAGCAACTATTTGTTCGTTGTTAGACGAAACAATTTTAGTAATTTTATTTTTAATGTAAGCTGGGATCGGAGACGTAACATCTATACCGTTAAACTCTAAAGTATCTTGGGTAATGAAGTATTCCATAACCCCTGAAAAGTTTCCCCTGTTAAATGGAAAAAAGATGTTTTTACCAACAACAATAGGTTTAGCGTTTTTATCAACTGAAAATTCAGTGGTTTGTTGAATAGAAGCTGTTTTAGGTGTGAGAATATCAACAGCGGTCATGTAAAACTGGGCTTCATCTGAGAACAAAACAAGACGTTCTGAGAACGGAACCGCATTATGAAGAATAGTTATTTTACTGTGGCTGGTAGAGACATCAATAGGATCAGAGTCCAGCAAAGTGCTTAACTCTGTCCTGTAAAAATTGTAAAATTGGGAGTTTTCCGACAAAATAACATTTTCATCTGAAAGGAAACCCAAACGGGAACGATACATGAATATGTCGTTAAGAGTCTTACCCACAAATGAAGGGTTTGGGTTAGACGATCTAGTTCCAACTCCTCTAGCGTTCCAGTAATTTCTCTCCAGAAGAAAAGACCCGTCAGCTTGTCTAATCAAAGTGTGAGGCATATCAAAGGGAACAAGACGTTCCCCTTTTTCAAAAGAAATACTATTAGTGTAAGTAACTGGCCCAGCATCTACAGTATCAAACGTAAAGCTCGTTCCATTAGGTTTTCCAGTAACGGTTACACTACCAGCAAGGGTTGTAGTCCCTAGAACCTGAATTACTTCACCTATTTCTACAACAGAGTTAGAAACTCCAGCCCCTAAATTTACGGTTGCTGTTGTTCCAGACCTATTGACAGTTTTGTTAGTAAGCGTTGCTGGGCGGGTTGCGGGGGTTGTTCTAACAGTTTTGCTGGTATTTAAAACAAACGTGCTGTCAGCTACAGTAAATGCTTTAAGGTTTTTTTTAGGGTTTTCACCGATGTAAAATGAGGACTCATCGTAATAACCTATTGTTTCTTGATCTCCACCAGTAATGGGTTCTGGTGCTCCAGCACTTGTTCCGTAAGTCAATATTGGGGTATTGGATGCAATAAGTGATCCATCCTCAAAACGCCCGTATACTTTTTTCTCGTTTCCTGTTTGTAAATCAAAAATACGAATAAAACCGTAGTCTTGGATATAAGTTACAGGTTTTTCAAGTCCACCGTAGAACAAAACTACGTATTTTTCGTTTTCGTCTCTGTTAATAAAGTGAACGTAGGGGTTTCGATTTCGTAAACTGTTTCTAGAAAGTTGGCACACAAATTCAGCCCCATTACGTTTAGTCAAACCACTGACAATCGAACTCATTCCGTTAATCTGCTCTCCACCTTGAGTAGCAAACCTCAAAGAGTCTGCTTGTTGGCTGACACCGTTTAGAAGATTTGGAACATTTACGTTGAGAAGGGACATATTTAGTTAGCGGTCAAGAACTTCAGCAACACTGTAATTATCAAAAACCGTGTGATCGGCTGTGTCAGCATCAAACTCTTTGAAAACCACAAGAGACGAAAGCTCATCAGCCGCTAGTTGCCCAGCAAGGGTATCGCTACCAACAACCCGTGTTTGGAACATACGAGTAGCTTTGACCATGATGTAACTTCGGGCTGGTTGAGGGAGGTCATCCCAATCAAGCAACCTGACAACCTCTGCTTTAAGATCAGTGTCAAAAGTGTAAGTATGGTTCTTTCGATCATACAGAAAACCGTTGCGTTGCACCGCATCAATGTTGATGTATTCGTAAGCAGATAGATCGACACGAACAATATCAGAAGTAAGTGGGATTTTGTTATCAATAGACCGAGAAAGGGGGAAATTTTTTTCTGTGTTGAAGTGCCATCCAATAGATTGAACCGCACGGCTAACCTCATCAAGAGTAGCTTCGGCAATAGAGGCATCCACCGTAAGTCCGTCCAACTGGTTAATAGGAGCCTCCCCAATAGACATAAGCATTGAGTTAACTGCTTCAAGTCTGGAAGTAAGGGAAAGTGACATGGAAGTATTAAGACCTAATTAAGACTCATTTTCAAACAAATTTTTTGGGAGGGGTGTCCCTTAGCTTTACGGTAAAATGAGCAAAAACCGTATTAAGCTAGAGACACCCCGCCAAATGTTAGGCAGCAGTGATGCGAACAACACACTCAGGACGGAGTGCTCCGTGACCCATAGCGTATTTCGCAACCATCAGAGTTCCTTGGTGAGTGATCTGATACTCAGATTCAATAGCCAAATCAAGGAGCTTCACCGTGCCGACTGCCGCTTTGTGGGCGACAAGTGCGACAGTGTTAGTGAAGTTACCGTTGTAGTTGGTGTTGGCTCCGGTTTCGATAAGTCCAGCGTTCACGTTAGTCGTAGGAAGGTTGTTGCTCTTGAAGATGCGGATACCCGCAATCACAGCAACGTCACCATTCACATACGAACCAACAGGAGAGGGCTTAGAAGGGGCCGAAAGTTCCTGAACCAAAGCATAATACTCAGCAGGCTTGACCACAACGAAACGACCATCCGAGGGGATGTTCTTTTCGTCGAGAGTCTGAGCAGCTTCGTAAACCGCAGCGGAAAGGTTAGCACCCGTCCGCACAGCCGTGCCTTTGTTCAGAGTCGTTCCGGCTCCACTACCAGTGAACGCTTCAGCAACAGAAGCAGTAGTGGACAAGACCTGAAGAACCGTTTTGTCGAACTTCTGAGCCAACGCCCGACCAAGCTCAGTCGAATAGATGGAACGCACATCGTAGTGGTTCATCGCTTCGTCAATACGAGCAATAAAGGTTGAGGAGAGCAGCAGGTTATCAATCGTGATAACACGTTCGCCAGCGCGGATCTGGGACAGGTAGGAGTTACCCGAATCAAGGATGTTTTGACCTGGGGTGTGATATTTCGCAGAGGCAGTTCCAGTGACCGGAAATTGAGCACTTTTACCATTGGAAATTGTGCGAACCGTATGCAACGGCATCATGATGTTCTCAGTCGTGAAACTAGTGAGAACCTCACCCGCAAACTTCTTCAAGAAAAGGCTGTAAACATCCGAAGTAATGTTAACTTGCCCCAAACGAGAGACAGTAGTATCGCCATTAGCCATAGTAATTTATTTCTTTCTATGTTAGTTGTTAGTTTTTTGGTTTTGGTTTCCCGATTAGTTACGTTTAAGAAACATTTTCCAAAGGTTATCCTTCGCAAAGGGCCAAAAGTAGTTTGTTTACTTTATGTATTTTTCGGTTAAATAGCTTTTAGGTTATTAGAATCGTTTTGTCAACAAAGAATTTACAAAACATCTGAAAATTCTAGACGCTTCTCAACATCCTTACGATAAGCTGGGTCAGTGGAGTAACGAGGGTCACTCATAGCTTTGACCACTTCAGCCGTGCTACGGAACGGGGTAACAGAACTACTAGAGCTTTGGCTACCACCAATCAGCTTAGGTTGTTTACCATTGGCTTCAGTGTATTGCGCCCACAGCCCCTTAACCGCAAGTTTGGTTTGGGAAGGGTCGTTACTGGTAATGATATTATCGTATGATTCTACTTCTTCTTTAGGGAGGTTAGTAGAAGCCCACTCAATCATTGATTTGTAGTTATCTTCACCACCCACAGTTTTGTAAACTTCCCCTACTTGACGATCTTGGAGAGCTTGAAAACCCGCAATGTAAGTGTCCACAAACTCTTGAGGGTAGCCCAACTTCTGAAGCTCTTTGTAGCTGTTTTCGGAGAGTTCCCCTTTTTCAGTCCATTCTTCGGAGAATTTTGCGAGGTTGTGGGTTTTGGGGTCTTCCGGCTGGTCTTCAGGCTTTTCGGCTTCTTTTTCTTCGTCTTTGGGTTCCTCACTATCACTTTGTTTGTTTTCATCTTCTTTAATTTCTTCGGTTTGTTTAGGCTGACCCAACTTCTTTTCCAGTTCGCTATAGGCTTTAGCCAAATCCTCAACAGATTTGAACTTCTCTGGAAGGGCTTCAGGACGATCTTCGGTATTTTCCTGTTTAGGACGGGCTACCTTTGTTCCTCCCTGATCTACAATTTCGATTTCAGGGGTATCGGTAGTAGGTTTGGTTTCTTCTGCAATAGGAGCATCAGCCCCCGTTTCTTCGGATTTAATTTCGACAGTATTAGTCATTTTGATATTTGATTATTTAGTTTTCTTTTGTGCGGAAGGGGGTGTAAATCCTTCCAAATTCATAGGAACATTAGATTCCTGTCCTTGAGCTTGGGCCACACCACGGGAAAGCATACTGGTAGCGGCTGTGGCTGTTTCTGGGGTAGAACTGGCAACTTGAGCCATACCCTTAATCATGTCAGGGGCTAGTGCCGCCATTTGCTGCTGCTGTTGTTGCTGTTGGGCAGCTTCTTGTTCAGCAGCCAAATCGTCTTGAGTTTTAATCAATCCTTCAGAATCAATACCCAAGGCAGCAGCCCTGCGAGAAAGGTATTCTGAGGGGTTAATGTAGCGCATAGCTTCAGGGCCGAGGGCTTGTTGGATACCCACAAGAAACTGATCCAGCTTCATCAAATCGTTACCACGACCAAGAGCCTCAACGCCTGTGACAATCATAGGCTTAACTACCTCCTTGGGCAGTTTAGGCATCCGTTTTTGCTTGTTCAAACGGTCAAGGAGGCGGCGAACAAGGGGAAGCTGGAACTCTTGACTAAGAATGGAGTAAGCACCACCAAGGGTTGTTTCCAATTCTTGAGCCATGAAGCGGATTTCTTCAGCCGTGACACGCTCGGCATTACGCTGAACTGCACTATTAAGAAGAAAAGCAAAGGAAAGTCGGGCCTGAATGTCTTGGGTAAAAGAGATAACTGTCTGAAGGTCAGCACGTTTATCGGCTTGTAGGGAAGTAACATCAGTAGCGATACCGCTAATGTAAGCTCCGTTGGGTGCATCAGCTAGAGTCTTAATTCGGGTAGTCCCAGTAGGGTTAACTAGAAAGATGACTTTACTAGAAGCAGCCGTAGCCTCGACCACAGCACGGGAAAGGGCTTCAAGGGAGCGTAGATCACCAATGTATTCTTCAACAAAGCCTCGTCCGTAGTCCTCACCGTCAATACGGTTAAATCTTAGGGCCATCCACGGCAACTTACCTTCAGGGTAAACACCGTGAGATTCGGGAACTTCTTCTCCGTTAATCTCTTGGTAGATTTCGTAAGACTTGTCTTCTTCCTCAAGGCAGATTTTGGTGTAAACATCCACGTATTCCTTGGTTCCGTGTTCTTCTTCGGTAGAGTAACAAAGAGCTTTAGCTTGGGGAGGAAGCGTCATAGGGCTGACACGTTCTTTGACTACAATATGTGTCACAGTCCCAGCGGGATCACGTTTAACTACGTAGCTATCCATACGGAAAACCCGCAACCCTCCCTCATCAGGGGTGTGAACAAGGACGTTACCAGCAACAATAAGATGACGCAGGGCTTCGTAAGCTCCAACACGGATGGCAGTAGTCTCAACTTCCTGCATGGCAATACGCTCAATCTTACTGAGGGCTTTATCCATCTCAGTCTTGAGCTTATCGGCATCTTCCCCAGCTTCTTTAGCAAGGATGTAGGGATCAATAACCAACCGGAAGAAAGGGCTATTTGGGGGATACAAAGCCATGAGCAACTTAGAGGCAAGGTTGTTTACGCCCCTAGCTCCAATAGACTGAAAAGGAGTATCGTATTTCGTATGCTCCCCATATCCCGCAGGGGGAATAAGCATGGGGATGGTCAGCTTGGAAGAATCCCTAGCCCTATCTAGAAACGTGAGTCGGTTGCTCTCCAAACTAGCGTAAAGAGAAGCGGCTGTTCCTTCGTTTTCCTCAGATTCACCGTTTTCGGTTGGAAGGGATACTTTGCTGTAAGAATCGTTAGCCATTTTAAGGTTTTTTGTATTTCAAATCTATTGTTTTACTTCCTTGGGTAGCAGACAAAACAGTTTTTCCATCCGAATACCCTGCTGAAAATTGAGTGCCATTTTGGTCATAAGAGACACCAACCGTCAGGCATCCAGTAATCAACATAGAAATTAAGAAAACAATCCCAAGTTTCATTTAGACTTTTTAGGAGCAAACCCACCCTTCTTTTTAATCATAAGAGAATACATTTTAGGGCTGATGGTTGACTTGGATTTAGAACGGGATGTTCCCTCTTTTTTCCGTTTGTTCATGTTTGCGTAGAGACTCATAAGGTTTACTTTCGTGAGTATTTTTCGATAAAGGAGACGATAGCTTTAAGCGTTTTTTCAGGTTGATCGCTAGGGATGAACTCAAAAATGGCAATCAAAACGGTAAGAAGCGTTGTTACGGCTCCAACAATTTCAAGCCAGTTAAGAGAGGAGATAAATGAGATGAGGTTAATAATGTCCATAATGGTAATGAGGTTTAGGGTTGTTCTACTTCGGTTAGTTCAGCCAAAAACTGCCACATATTAGGAAGACTAGCAATAAAATCTTTTACGTGGAGGTAAATATACCCATCTTCAGCAATTTCTATTTCTGGGGGGAAAATATGTTTACATCTACCTGATTTAATCAGTGTATCCTCAAAAGCCGCATCAACAGCTTGTTGAAAATCGGGGTAGTAATCGGGATGGATTTTGTAGATTTTTATCGTCATAGCGTTACTCCCCATTTTTGAGCCAAGTATCCTACAACTAGGTTTGCCTCTTGGTTAGTGTGTGTTTGTTGGTAAGCCAAAACTTCTTTAATGTTGCCGCTAACTATACTATCAGATGAACTTCCCCCAAGGGTTCCTAGAAATAAAGTGCGCTGATTTGATGAAGCTATTGGTGTGGATTTGCCTACAAAAGTAGAGTTATTTCCTAAATAAAACCCAGATGAGAAAACTCTTGCGGAAAACACATAAGTTGCATTGGGGTTTTCTGTTAAACCAGATGTAACTGTTGGTGTTGTAGATAAAGCCGAAAGCCCATTTCTAATTTCTAGTGATCCTATAGTAGAACCAAAACCACCTCTAGAAAAACTACCACCACTATGACCCAACACATATCTTGCAATAGTTGCGCTTTGTCCAGCAGCGGTCATTGGAGTTGAAACAACGTAATAAGACCAAGAACTAGCCCAATTAGGTTCAGAAGCAACGTTTTCCCCTTTTAAATAGTCAGTGTTAAAACTAACATACACATCTCCATTACCTAAATTTCTAAATTGTGGTTGTAACCCTAAAGTGGTTTGAGTGAGCGAGCGATCACCCACCTTATTTACCCATTTAGCTACGGTTTGGTTGTTAGTAGCAGGAACGTCAACAGTAGTAGCAGTTGGCGTAAGTGTTCCATCAGTCCAAGCAGCTTGCCAAGGATACGTGGTATTACCAGATGCAGTATATACATAATTATTGGTATTTTCACCGTCTAACTCTGTTGCCTCTAAATACCAGTTGTTGGTATTCCAATACATAGTAGCATATCCTCCATCTAGGTTTCCACCCCACGGAACATTATAGCTATTACGTCCATTTTGAATTGAGCCAGTTGGTGAAGCAAGCCCATTTACACTTCCTCCTGCTGGGGAAGTTGGGAAACCAGAAAGTGTAAAAGTCCTGTTAGAGTCTGTAAAATTGTTACCTTCAATATATAGAACCCCTTCCCCTGCATCTAGCCAAACAACAAGATCGGAGAGGTTAGTTGGTAAAAACTCCCCACCAACAAAAAAATTAGATGTTCGACTTAGTTGTAACCCAAGATTAGGCATGATTTTAGAAACTCATTTTGTAAGCAATAACTTTACCGCTAGTCAGGGTAAATCCGTTCCAATCACCGTAAAGAAAGACTCCTTTGGGGATGGTGACACCAGTAATAGCGTCTCCTTCGTAGTTTACAGTAACAGAAGAAAAGACGGTATCTTCAAGACATTGGATAGCGTAAAACCGGCCAGTAACAGCAGTGGTTCCGGTTTCGACAACGGCTCCGTTAAGACCATAAGGATTGGGTGAAGTTTGGATAGGCATAAAGGTATAAGGGTTTAGTTTAGGTTGGAATGTTTACAGGTGATTCATCAGTATCAGCAACGCCACCGATACGCAAGGAATTTTTTGGGGAAGATGAAAGACCACGTTTAAGGGAAGGTCGTCCACCAGATGAAGGCATAGTTTCAGCAGACTCTATTTTTTGTTTAAGTGCTTTGGCTTTAGCTTCTTCTATGTATTTAGGAGTCGCTTTAGTAATTTCCATTTTGGATTCTCTACCAAGTCCAGTAAGGAAATCACTAAGTTCTGTATTTTCTTGGAAGTATCCTTCAGAACGAGCTAATTGAGAAAACCTTGTTATTCCTGAAGGGTCAGAACCGGAAGCAACCGTGGAGCTTCCTTTACCTTGAAAAGCATAAATTGGTTGGTTTTCAGTATCCATTCCTTTTGAAACAATACTTCCAGTTTGTCCTACAGCATTGAAAAAAGAAGCAGAACTTTCAGGACGAGACAGGGCATTTTTGGAAAAAATACCAGCTTCTACTGCTTTTTCTTTTGTCCACCCACCTTCAGGGGTAGCTATGGTTGGGAACAGTTTTGAACCTACATCTTTACGTTGATCTTCACTCATTGAATACCAATCTTTAGCGGTATTCAGGTCAAATATGCGTTTTTCGTAGGCTTGTTTAACTTCTTGTTCATCTTTGGCTCTTTGGGCTGGATCAAAAGACTTCCAAGGGCCACCAAACTCAGTTCTCTCGTAATGATGTCCATTTACCTTGATTACTTGAGGAGCTAGTTTCCCTAGCTCACCTTGCCAATGTTTTGCTCCCCCTGCATCAATCATGTTTATACTGGTAGATTAAGAAGTGATTCCATCGGGTTTGAAATCCCAACAGAAGGCATTTGCTTATTGATTTTCAATCCAGCCCTGCCCCTTGTTTTGTCAGTAATATTGGCAATCCCTTTAGCCATAGTTGCTTCAGTTTTAGCCTGTTTTACTTTAAGGTTTTCCTCCTGCTCCTTACGTCTAGTTTCAGCGTCAGCAAGAGCTTTCTCAGACCTCTCATTAGCCGTTTTTTGCTGGGCGCGCGTAGCTTCTGCGGCTGCTTTAGATTCATTTAGTTGTTGCTCCAGCAGAGCTTCCTGTTTTCGCATGGACGCTTGCTGTTGCCTAATTAAAGATTGATCTGGCCCTCTCGGGGCTGATGGCATACACATAATAAAGTATTTAGTTAAAGGTTGTTGTGGAGAATGTTTTGGTTTTGTTCGTTGTATTTGTCAACAAGGAAATTGACAACATTTCTTTTTCCAGCATTAAACCACACTTCCCTATCCGATTGGTCAATAGTTGGGTGTCGTTCTGGAATACGATCAGACAACCAATCAATGAGTTGTTTAGGAATTGAAGGGGTTTCGTCCATTTAACGTAAATTTTAAGCTATTGATTTCATTTTGGCAAGGGCAAACAACCCCCTGATAACGCCACGTTCCATGTGATTTACGGCAGATTCCCCATCGCTTACGGAGGATTCATCCCCCTCCCACCGCATTGCGGCTGTAAGAGCATGGCGGGAAGACCTATCGGCATGGTGACGCACGGTTTCCTTGAGGAACCAAATGTGTTCCCCGTGCTTGGCTTTACCTCCCTCCATAACACGGTCAATGATACCGCAAATCATGGTTTTAAGGTCATCTGGAGATGGGGCTAAATACTTGGTGTCCATATATTTATGTGTTTTGTTTTTTTGTTGTAATCGCCAAAGCGGAGGATTCGGGCAACTCTGGCATTAACCAAAGCGTCAAGCCGTGTAAGTCCTTGTTTCTCATAGGTTTCCACCACTTTGAGCCACATGGAATCAAAGTCTTTTAGCTCCCCAAGCAGTGTTTCAGCTTTCTTGGGGCCGACTGTAGGACAGCCTTTGTAACCGTCCACAGCATCCCCCATAAGGGATTGCATCATCCAGAACCGATCAGCTTCCAAAGGGCTTTGCTCAACAATCCCCAAGTCCGGTTTGTTCGGGTTGTAGGTCTTGGCTGGAATGGTTTTGTAGTCCTTATCAATGCCTACAATGATGAACTCTGTGTTCCGGTGGGTGTTTTCCGTAGCCATGATCCCGATAACGTCATCAGCCTCTAGGGTAGGGATGATTACAGCTTTGTGGTTGTAGATGAGATGTTCTCGGACATCCCCCAAGCACAGGGGTTTACGGCCCTTTTTGCGGTTTTCCTTGTAGGAAGGAAGAATCGACATCCTGAAGTTTTTGGAATCTGATAAAGCGATAACAATTTCATCAGCTTCCAGATCATTTTTGTAGTTAACGATCCGGTCTTCCACAGCCGCTATGGTTTCTTTAGCGTAGCTGTGTAGTGTCCAAAACCCATCACCCCAATCTACCGGAACTTCCGATATGATTGATTGCTGGTAAGCGATTGTATCTCCGTCAATGAGTAGTGTGCGTTTCATTTATGTCGTTTATTTTTTTCTGCTTTGATTTCTTCTCTTAGGTTAAACATTTGTATTAATTTCTCGGATTGAGGTTTTTTCTCAATCATGTAGGGGCTAACTTGTGATAAAATATTTATAGCTTTTATTCCGTAGTATTCTAAACGATACACAGGTTTTCCTACTGAGGTTCTTCGCTTATCTAAAATCACTTTGTTCCCAGTATTAAAAAGATTACAAATAAAATTTAAGGGGTTTGGGTTACAACTTTGGACTCCAATTTTAGGTGAATAGGATGACCACCTAATACACGCTTCTCCATCAAAGTATCCTCCAACGTAAGCTAGATCGGTGTCTTTTATGTCCATGTTAGTGTGTTTCTGCCCAATTATTACCGATACGGAACTCTCCGTCCAAGGGACAGCGGAAGCTGAAATATTCCCCTGAGTCTTTCATGGCTTGAACTGACGCAGAGCCTATGAGGGGTGCGTTTTCAGCCGCTACTTCGATTTGCCATTCGTCATGGATGTTAGCAACAAACTTCCAAGGAAATACCCCACGGTATCCTTCCCACAGGAAACAAGCCGCTTTCTTCATAACCAAGGCTCCTGCCGATTGTAGCAGGGTGTTAAGTGCTGCGTGTTGGGAACGAACTACAAGATGTCTTCCGTCCAAACCGATAAGGTATCCCCGACTTGAAGCCTTTTCCACAGCTTCTTTAAGGTAGCGGAGAGCAGGGGTCTTCCGTAGGAAGTTTTCCCGCAAGGCTTTACCTTCTTCTTGCCCCTTACCGATGATAGAGCCGATCTTGGCATCCCCCGCACCGTAAAGGAAAGCGTAGATAAAGGTCTTGGCATCGTCACGAGTAGGGAGTCCAGCAGCCGTTTGGTTGGCTGTATGAATGTCGCCCTCCAACAACTCCTTAACATAAGCTCCGTCATCCCATTTAGCCATGTAGTGAGCTAGGCAACGTAGCTCCAAACCTGAAGCGTCACATCCTACCAACTTGTTGCCAGTATCCATAGTAAATAAGGAACGACACTCCTTACCGTAAGCAGCACGGACAGCGGGAACTTGAGCAATGTTGGGGTTGCTGTGTGTGCAACGTCCGGTAACGGCTCCGTTAGTGTTGACCCGTCCGTGAATACGTCCGTTTCGTTCCAGCTTAATCCACGCTTCCTTACCTTCGGCAAGCTGACCAATACGCTTTTGAATGGTCAGGTATTCCAGCAAGGGCTTTGCTTCAGGGAAGTCAAGGGACGAGAGAATGGATTCATCCATCTTCGGTTTTCCGTCAGGTGTGAACTCTTTCGCCTCCCATCCGTATTTCTCCTTGAACCTTCTGGCAATTTCCTCACGGCTACCACAGTTGAAGGGAATCTCTTTCTTAAAGGGTTCCCCCTCCTTGATGAGAGCAAGGGCATCCTTTTGGGTCATGGTTTGTTCCCTTGCCCAAACTTTAGCATAGGCAGTAGCTTCCCCCTTTGTGGAAAACACCTTGTCAAAGAAAAGGTAGTGCCGCTTTTTCATCACTTCAATTTTCGGTTCAAAGACACGTTGAAGCTCTTGCTCAATGTCCACCCGCTTCATGGCAAGCTCGGCATACAAGTCTTGAGCCTTACGGACATCGAACTTGAAACCACTTTTTTCCTGACCGTAGATAAGCTCGGCAAAGGTGTGTTCCAATTCAACGGATCTTGGGTCTGGAGTCTTCCCCTGAACAAGCTCCCACAGCCGCTTAGTAACCATGACATCCTGAACGCAATAATCTTCCATCTCTTGCGACCAGTTTTCAAAGGAGTTGTTTTCCTTAAAGTCTCCCTTGAGAACTTTGAGACGGTAGCCCCACGCTTTAAGGCTGTGAGAACCAATCAATTTCCTAGGAAACTCAGCGTCTTTTGACAGACGTTGGAAGTCCCGATCTTTTAGGTCTGCCCAGATGTAGCGGGTAAACACGAGGGTATCCAGAACACGCTTCGGGTTGAAGGAAGGGTAGAGTTTCTTGAGAACCGGAACGTCAAAACCAAGGGAGTTGTGTCCCACGATTTGCGTAGCGGATTCAAGGAGTTTCAATCCCTGTTCGATATTCCCGAATAGCGAATTGAACCGACTGATTTTACCTGTCTCGACATTGTAAGTAACAAGGCAATGAACCTTGGTAGCTTTCTCAATCAAGTGGTCTGTCTCGGTGTCAAAAAGTAAGGTCATTTAGTTGTCCTCGCCCAAAGAACATCACTTACGTCTTCTCCGATCACAGTATAACCCATTTCTTCCATTTTCTGTCGAATCGCTGCGTTATGGGGATTCATCCACCCAGTAGGAGGGAAGTGCATTTCACAGCGCACCAATGCTGGTCGGCTAATCATTTCACGCACAACAAACCACTCTGCTCCCTCCGTATCAACGCAAAGAACGTCAATGTCGCTGGGATCAACCATTTGCCAGCGGTAGCTTCGCACCGTGCGGACATAGCTATGATTAAACTCCTCCCGCTTCGTATTGCAACCGTTTGGGTGTTCGTCCGGTGCTCCACCTTTCGGAACATCTTCTATCCAACTACCCGCCCCACGGTCATACAAAAGGACGCTTCCTTCTTTGTCGCCTATGACACCTTCAATAACTTCTACTGTCTTTCCAGTAAAAGCGTCACGCAAATTCTGGCAGCAAGACGGTAAAGGTTCGACAAGTAAGGTGGGAATACCCTCGTTAATAAATGACAAAAGCGAGCACAGGTGTGGATCATTAACCCCCACTTCGGCCACGCGACGAGGCTTTATCCCATACATTTCGTCGTAGATAGCTTTTAGATTTTTAGGGTCAGAGTTCATAAGATAATTTAAGTTGGATTTGGGTTTCTTCCTCTCTGATCTGCTTAATCAGCTTTTTCTTTTGGTTGTTGGACTTGGGTTTGCGTTTCATCTTTTTAGAGAAATCAAACTCCGTTTGTTCGTAGCGTTTGTTGGTTTTCATTTTACTAAAAATCACTTTCTCCTTTTTTGGCTAGTTCGTCTGGGACATCAGCTTCAACATGGGTTTCCCGCAAACGTCCTTCATCTGGTATGTAAAGAAGATTGCAAGCAAGCCCAGTTTCTCCACTGAAGCGGTTCTTGAGGACACGGACTCTGGTAAGGTGTTTGTTTTGCTCATCTTGCTGGTTACGCTCCAATCCTAACACCATATCGCTGAGTTGTGCAATACCAGCAGAACCACGGAGTTGTGACAAGGATGTTGACGCACCTTCTTCATGTCCTCTACCATCAGGACGCTTTAGGTGGGAAACGAGGATGATTCCAATTTTCAATTCTTCAACCAATGAGCGTAGTTTGGTCATCACCGAATCAATAAGCCTCCTCTCGTCTCCATCCCCAAATGCGCTTACAACAATAGACAAATGATCCAAGATAATCCATCCGCACTCACATCCATGAACCATATACCTAATGCGATTAAGGAGATTAGAAGACTCAATGGAGCCAAAATGGTCGTAGGTAAAGAACTTACCCCCGCCGATAACTTCATTAAACGCTTCCTTGAGTTGTTCTTCAGAGACGTTCATATCGAGATGTAACGGACGGTTAAGGTGGATTCCAAGCATCCCCAAAACGGTTCTGCGAACACTTTCCTCAAGTGCGATATACCCAACACTCTGACCGGACTGAACAAGCCAGTGGGCAATCTCACGGCATATCTGGCTCTTTCCGATACCAGAACCAGCGGTAAGCGTGACAAGCTCACCCTTACGTATCCCTCTTGTCATGTCATTCAGACCGATCCACGGGTAGGGAATAGACTCCATCTTTGGGGCGTTAACCAGCGCATCCCACATTTGAGCCGCATCTACAATGCCATCTGGACGGAAGCTCTTGGCACTCCAAACACCGTCAATGATCTTGGCTCCCTTACCGGAAACAAGAAGGTCATTGGCATCCTTGGCTTCAAGAGTAGCAATCTTGGCCCGATTAGGCTTGAGAATGGAAGCACACTCCTTAGCAGCTTTTATTCCGTGCTCGTCGTTATCAAACATGAACACCACAGTTTCAAAGTTATCAAAGTATTCGATGTTAGCTTTGACCGCTTTCAAGGCTCCTTGTGCTCCGTTAGGAACGGATACCACGGGCCATTTGTTGTTCTGAACTTGAGACACCGACAGGGCATCAATTTCCCCTTCGGTAACAACAATCATCTTACCGCCATCTTTCCACAAATGCTGACCGTAAAGGCCCATCTTGGAAGCATCCCCTTTGATGATGAACTCTTTGTTAGGGAACCGTAGTTTCTGAGCCACTAACTCACCTTGAAGGTTACGGTAGTTGGCAATGTGAACAGGCTGGTTGTTGTAGATACCAACTTGGTAGTCCCACTTACGGACTGTTTCCTCGTTGATTGCGCGTTTCTGCAAGGGACGATGTTCCCCCGCTACTGGTTCAAAACTCATATTAGTGCGAGATTTTATTGTTGGTGAAGAATCACCGTGTTTGTAAGCCTTGCAACTAAAGCAGTATTCGTGTCCGTCCGTGTAAAGAGCATTGGCATCACTTGAGCCACACGCTTCACAGGGTATGTGTCTTACAAGGTTGGAGGAGCCACTGTTTAGGGACTCGTCCGTTGTCTGAAAAAAGGAATCCATGTTTTGTGGCCCAATGGCCGTAAGTCGTTTTAGACCGTTTATTTATTTTGTTGCTCGCGCATTGGAAGACGAGGCGCAAATCAAGATCAGGGTGTTGCTCTTTTACGAGAAGAAGTTTTTTACGATCTTCCCTACGTAGATAGCCTTTTGCTTCAATATGAATACCATTAGGTAGTATGAAATCTGGAATGTAAACACAAGATTCCGAAACCACGAATGGGATTTTTTTTGACTCATATTCAAACGTGCTGTAACACTGAATTTGGATTGCTACCCCGTCTTCCAATTTGGAGCGATAACGTAACCCACGCTTTGCTTCTGATTTTTTACGTCTTCGGTTAGGCATGGGTTAGCATTGTCTCGGTTAATGGAGGATTAAAATTCCCCCCCAGACGTTGCGGTGTTGCTCGCCTCGGAAGGCTCTTTCGGCTGATCGGAGCCAAACAGTGAATCACTGAATGTCTCGCCACCCGAAACAAAGCCTTCTTCGTCAGTTGAGAAGCCGAACTGTTCCGCACTAACCAACTGAGAGGGAGCCTTCAGGTCAAGAACCTGAACTGCCTTCAATCTGAGGCTAACGCCGACTCCCAATGCGGGAACATACCAAGGCTTAACTTCCGATGCCACTTTAAGAACTGAACCACCACCGATGAGATCGGTAATAGGATTACCCTTGGTATCAAGAAGGGCAACTTTCATTTCGTAAACCTGACCGGACTTCGACGTAATCTTAGCGACATTGGTGAACTTGACGGTAACGGTGTTACCATCTTCTTCCCAAGGGAAAGGATGAACCTTTAGCTTCTCTTTTTTCAAGAGAGCGCATTGTTCCGTGTAGAACTCCCGTGCAACGCTTTTGATCTTTTCAAGGAATTGGGATGCATCTGCCACAGGAATTGCGAGTCGAACTGAATATTCGCCTTCCTCCTTGAACTTCGTTGAAGGGGTGTTGAGCCTCGGATAGACAGCCACCCCTTTAGGGCTGACGAGACGGATGTATTTTGGTCTTTCGTTCATTTTGATTACATGAATCCTTGTTGATTCAGCAGAGAAAGTATTCGGACTGACGCACTTGGTCAATAGGAAAATCTTCATCAATGCTGAAAATTTTTTCGGGTTTGTTTTTGGTTACTTGGCACGATAGCTGCTGCCGAAAATCTTCCAGTAAATTCACGGAAAACATATCGGCGTAAGTGTCTCGCACCAAAGAGATTACAGCTTGAACATCACTTGGATGGGTTGCGTAGCAATCATGTATGACCCCAAGAGATATGCCCATTTCAGAAGCACGTTGGGAAACAATGTGGGCTACGGAAGCATCAAGACTGTGGACGTAATTGGCACAGATTGAGTTGACTGTGGTTCTGGAACTGACCGTTGAATAGTCCTCCACCATAGATGAACGGTTTACTGCTTTTCCGTTCCATACCAAATTGTATGACTCAACAGTGGATTTTGGGTAGGCACACACCACTTTGAATCCGCTAGGGGTTAGCCATTGGACGAACACGTTTTGGTTGGAAACTTTCTTCGTTGTTTCTTTAAGCCACTCCATGACTTCCTTCGGCCCGTTCAAAAGATCACCGATAACGTCTCGTATGGCATTACCAAGAAGTAGAGCCGCATTTCGCCTCACGTTATCTGGTAGTATGTCATAAGTTTTAGGCTCGTTGAAGCTGATCCGTTTGAACTCAGCATCAATAGCTTCCAGCGTCCCGTGGGGTTTGATTCCGTAAGGCATAGCCATTACCGGAACTTTGACTACGGAACGTCTCAACAAGCCGCTTTGGAGAAGTTGCTTGGAAAGCTCATCGTTTGTCTCTTGAAGTTTTGAAATGACTCGGTTCAAAACGGTTCGGTAAATGTCATTTGGCCCTGCTTTTTTGGA